ATGCCCCGACCGACCACGTTGCCCGAAACCGGCGTCCAGCAAGGCGCGGAGATCACGCCGCTTTTCCACGTCGTTTTGCTCGACGACGACGACCACACCTACGACTATGTGGTCGAGATGCTCACCAAGATTTTCTGTCTCTCGGTCGAATCCGCCTTCCACCACGCCGTCGAAGTCGATTCAACCGGCCGCACCATCGTCATCACCTGCGAACGCGCGCAGGCCGAGTTCGGTCGCGACCAGATTCACGCCTACGGCGCGGACCCGCGCATGCCCGCCTCAAAAGGCTCCATGAGCGCGATTATTGAGCCCGCCAGGGGCTGATTCAAGAAGCTCCAGAATCTTCATCACCGACTCGCAAAAAAAATTATCTCCTTCCGCGTTCGTCGATTAGCTCCATTTCGCCGCTGCTAGCGCGGTGTGTACCCCTTAAGCTTCAGTCGTGAAGAGGACAAAAAAAGCTGAGGTGGTCGAGCAGATCATCGAGAGAGTCGAGCAGAGGCTCGGCGAGGGAGACGTGAAGGCCACTCTCGGCGATTATATCCGGCTGATTCAGCTTCAAAAGGAACTGGAAGACGAAGAGCCGGGGGAGATCACAGTTACATGGGTGGATCCGGAAAAGACGGAAACCGGCAGCGAGACATAAAGTACAAGCCGCTCCCGTCGCAGCAGAGGTTTCACGATTCGGCGGCGCGGTTCAAAGGGTTTTCGGGGCCCATCGGTTCCGGGAAAAGCCAGGCGCTGTGCCACGAAGCCCTGAAGTTGAGTTATTTGAATCCGGGCCGGACGGGCTTGATCGGAGCGCCGACGTATCCGATGTTGCGCGACGCCACCGCGGCGTCGCTCCTGGATGTACTGCAGCGCAACAAGATTCCGCACGAAATGAACCGTGCGGAAAATTACGTGGTGATGAAGGAAACGAAGTCGAAGATTTTGTTCCGCGCCGTGGAAGAGTTCGAAAGGTTACGCGGGAGCAACCTGGCGTGGTTCGGACTGGATGAGCTGACGTACACGTCGGAGCCGGCATGGCTCCGGCTGGAAGGCCGGTTGCGCGATCCCAAAGCGTCGCGCCTCACCGGCTTCGCCGTGTGGACGCCGCGAGGTTACGACTGGGTTTATGAACGGTTCGTCGCGCGCAAGATCGAAGGCTATGAAACGGTGCTCGCAGAGCCGTTCGAAAACAGGCATTTGTTGGAGCGCGTTCCGGATTATTACGAGCGGCTGCTCAGCAGCTACGATGAGAGATTTTTTCAGCAGGAGGTGCTGGGTGAGTATGTCACGCTCAGCGCCGGCCGCGCTTACTACAACTTCGAGCGGCGCAGCAATATCGCCGAGACGGAGCTGGATCGGACGCGGCCTCTGCTGTGGGCTCTGGATTTTAATTTCGATCCCATGAGTTCGGTGGTGGCGCAGATGGAAGGGGAAAAAGTGAGGGTGCTGGACGAAATCGTTTTGCGGCGCGCCACCACGATCCAAGCCTGCGAGGAGTTCGAGCGCCGCTATCCCAGGCATCCGGCGGGTCTGATTGTGTACGCCGATGCAAGCGGGGCGAGGCAGCAGACTTCGGGAACCAGCGACCTGGAGATGCTTAGAGAGTTTTTCCGCTCCGGCGCGTATGGGGACGTGACATTTCGAATCCCGCCTTCGAACCCGATGGTTCGGGACCGGGTGGTGCTGATGAACGCCAAATTGCTTTCCGCAGAAGGAGGCCGCTCGCTAACGGTTCGAAGCCGGTGTACGGAGTTGATCAAGGACTTCGAGCAAGTGACTTACAAGGACAGGAGCCAGGTGATCGACAAGGAAAAGGATTCCAAGCGGACGCACTTGTCGGACGCTTTGGGCTACCTGTTGTGGCAGGAATTTCAGAACAAGCCGGAAAGTTTGTGGCGGAGTCAAAGGTTAATTTGACCCAGACTGATTTGACCCGACGGATATGAGGCGAAACAAGTGTTTGACATAAACCGTGAACATCCCGATTACATCGCTCGCAAAGCGATGTGGAAGCGATACCGCGATCTGTACCTGGGCGGCGAACACTTCCGGCTCAACGTGCAGAACTATCTGGTGCCCCGGCAGCGGGAGCCCGGCGATGTGTACTCGGAGCGGCTCAGCCGGATGTTTTATCAGAACTATATCGGCTCCATCGTGGATTGGTACACCGCGACGCTGTTTCGCCAGGAGCCGATCCTGACGTTTGAAGGGCAAAACGAGGCGGGCAAGAAATTCTTCTCGGAGTTAGTCGAAGACGCGGACCGGAAGAAATCGCAATTGAACGATTTCTTCCGTCGCGTGTTCATTGAAAGTCTCATTACCGGCGGGGGCTATGTGTTGGTGGACTTCCCCAGGGCGCCGGCTCCGGCCGGAACCAGGGGCGAGGAAGACGCCTCCGGCGCGTCTCGAGCGTACTTGGTCGACTATGCGGCCGACGACATCATCAATTGGAACCTGGATGAATTTGGGAATTTCGAATGGGTGGTGATCCGAACGCGGCTGCTCAAGAAAGACCACGTGGAAGACGGAGATTGGCGGATTGAGACGCGCTGGTCGTATTACGACAAGCAAACGTTCCGTGTTTACGTAAGTACTCAGGACACCGGCCTTCCAAGCGCGGCGAAGCTGGTGGACGAAGGAACGCACGGTCTGGCGAGGCTCAACCAAGTCCCGCTGTTCGCACTGCGAATGCCGGAAGGCTTGTGGATTTTGAACCGCGCCGGCTCATTACAACTGGAGCACTTCAATAAGTCCAACGCGCTGGGATGGGCGCTGACGATGGGCCTATTCGCGATGCCGGTGGTCTACTCGGACCGCGAATGGAGCCAAATGGTCGGCGAAAGCTACTACATTCAGCTTGCGCCAGGGGACAAGTTCGGATGGGCGGAGCCTGAGGGCAAGGTCTATCAGATCGCGGCGGACAATCTGACGCAATTGCAGGAAGAGATTTACCGGGTCTGTTACCTGCCGCAGGCAGGCAAAGCGCTCGATAAAGGAACTACGCAGTCGGGGCTCGCAAAGCAGATGGATTTCTCGATCACGCAGGAAGTCCTGCTGGCCTATGGCGATGCGGTGAAGGACCAGGTGCGGAGGGTGCTGCGGGCAATCGCAGATGCCCGGGAAGACGGCCTGGAAATCGGCGTCACCGGAATGGACGAGTTTGACATTTCCGATTTTTCGACGGAACTGGACGACGCAAAGCAATTGCTGGCGCTGGGGATGAACTCGCCGACGCTCAAGAAAGAAATCTTCAAGAGGCTGGCGTTGAAGTTTCTGAGCGATTCGCGGCAGGAAGTCAAGGACCGCATCGCGGCGGAGATCGAAGCGGCCTAAAGGTTTTCAAATAGGAGAGAACAATGGCGGAAGAGACCGAGGATATTCGAAGCATGATGCAGGCGGTAATTCAGGAATTCGTCAAGGCGGAGCAGAGTAAAGCCGAGCCTGCTCACAAGGCGGAACTCGTGGAGGAACGCCGCCGGAGGGAAAGCCTGGAGCAGCGAGTCAACGAACTGGTGGCGGAGAACGAAAAGACTCGGGCGAAGGCAGAGGAAGCGGATCGATCGGCATCGGTTCGTGCGGAGTTGCAAAGGCTGGGCGTGGCAAAAATCGAGCTGGCGTACAAGGCGGTGAAGGATGACATCCGCCGCGCGGACGACGGGCGCCTGATCGCGCCGGATGGATCGGACGCGCGGGACTTCCTGGTGCGATTCGTAAGCGATAACCCGGAGCTGTTGCCTGCCCGTTTGGGCGGGGGTTCCGGTGCGACGGCAGGACAAAGGACCTCGGGTAGTGGGACGGTGGACATCGACAAGATCCGGCCGGGAATGAGTGCGGAGGATAGAGAACGTGTGAGACAGGAAATTGCGAAGGTGGCGTCGCAGACGCTACGCGGAGCGTAGGAAGTTTCAGTTAGTCAATTCAGAATAGGAGAAAAACATGGGAGCAATTACATCGACAAATGTGGCGACAGCGCTTGTGAAGCTGGTGGCGGCGGATGCGCTGCCGGCTTTGATGGGGAACCTGGTAATGGGGAACCTGGTCAATCGCGATTACGAGCCGGCGATGGCCACGGCAGGCCAGATCATTAACGTGCCGATTCCTCCGGCGCTGGTCGCGAACAACATCGCAGAAGGCGGAACGGTCACGTTGCAGAATCCGACGCTGGGCAACGCTGCGATCCAACTCAGCACGCACGCGGAAGCAACATTCCTGATTCCGGACGTAACCAAGGTGCTGGCGGTGCCGGACCTGCTGAAGCTGTACATGCAGCCGGCTGTGGTAGCGATCGCGGAAAGCATCGAAACCAGCCTACTGAATCTGTATGCCTCATTCACTTCCAATCTTCCGGTGGGCACAGGCGGGTCGACGATCGTGGAAGCGACGGTGGATGCGGCGGAGACGGCGTTGTTCGCCGCGAAGGTTCCTGCAAGCGCCAACAAGTATTTGGTGGTCGACTCGAACACCTATTCGGCGCTGCGGCAGATTCCGCGATTCAGCGAATTCAACACGGCCGGCGAGGCCGGGTTGCGCGCTCTAGTGGACGGCGCGGTGGGCAAGATGAAGGACTTCTACATCTTCCGCTCACAGTTCGTGGCGCATACGGGCAGCAGCCCGGTGATCACGCACAACCTGGCGTTCACGCGCGACGGGATCGGTCTAGTGGTGCGGCGCCTGCCTCAGCCGCTCCCCGGCACGGGCGCGATTGCGGAGTACGCCGAACTGGGCAGCTTCGGCATGCGCGTGACCATGAGTTACCAGCCCAATACGCTGGCCCAGCAGTTTACCGTGGACGTGTTGTACGGCGTCGGCGTTCTGCGCAATTCGTTCGGAGTCCAAGTCAACAGCTAAAAGGAGAGGGCACAGACGAAAGCGTCTGTGCCCGTCCAAACAATTATGGATGTACGGGTCTATTTTCAGAAAATTCGCAAACTTGAAGCTCAAATCCTGGAGCCGTACGTGGTGGTGGTGAGCCGCGAGACTCCCGATGGGGGCAAACCGGGAGTGAAGACGGACGTTCCGCGGAGTCTGGCGGCAAAGCTGATCGTAGAGGATCAAGCCACGCTGGCGAGTCCGGAGGAAACCGCGCAATTCCGGGCGGAGTTGGAACATCAGCGTCAGGAGACCGATGGCTTTGAGACGCCCAGCTTGAAGAAGCAGGGGAAAAGGCAGTAAAGCATGCTCCTGACAGATGGCAGTCCCAACGACGAATTGTCGTTGCGGGTCTACGAATCGGCGATTCTGGACGTTTCCAATACTGAGGCAATTCCGCTTAAGGCGAAACTAGGACTGGCGCTCGAGGAAATTTCCGACGACGTGCTGGATTCTCTGCTGGCTCACAGCGGGCCGTCGGATCCGCAAGGAACAAGGCGGCGGGCGATCGGCGTTTCCGATGTGGTGGTGACGCCGCAGATGAGGCGGTGGCATGCCGTACATACGCTGGAAGTCTTCTACAGGGACGCGTTCAACAACCAATTGAACAGCCGCTATGAAGCGAAATTCAATGAATATCGCGAATTGTCCCACAATGCGCGGGACAAGACGTATCAGTTCGGTATCGGGTTGGCGCTGACTCCGATTCCAAGGGCGCAGATGCCCGTGTTCAGCTTCGCGGCGGGGTCGATGGCAGAAACGATTTACTACGTTCAGGTGAGCTGGGTGTCGACGAGCGGGCAGGAAGGCGATCCGAGCGAGCTGACCACCTACGATTCACCCGCCGAAAGTCTGCCGGTTGTGACGGCGGTAAATCCCCCCGCGGTTGCCACGGGATTCAACGTCTATATGGGGCGGACGGTGGAGGCGGTGAGTCTGCAAACTTCGTCGCCGATTTCGGTTGGGAGGAACTTCACGTTTCCAGGGTCGGGGTTGGTATCGGGACGCTGTCCTGGATGCGGACAGGCTCCGGACATTTACGTTAACGGCGGACTGATGCTGAGGCGGGGATAGCTTATGGCCATCACGGCAAGTGTGGCGGCGCAAAAAATGGTGGAGCTCTTGACTGCCGGCGAGAGAGGAGTGAACTCGGCGGTGGGGAAGTTGGCGAGCGATACGGGCATAACGCTGGCGCCGGTTCCGCCGGCCCATGTGGTCAATCAGAATGTGCCGGTCGGGCTGGCGGAAAAGGCGAAAGCGGTGAAATATCCGGCGATGTATGTTTACACGGACCGGGTGCGCAACCTGCTCACGGAGAAATTCCGGGCATTTTCCGGAAAGGTGCGTACGGTGACGGAAGTAAGGGTTTCGCAGGACCGGATCGAGGGACTTGGGGATCAACTGAGGTTGTACGTGGACGCGGTGACCCAGGTGTTGGACGCGAATCGCGGGAGCTGGGGACAGGGAGCGTTTTACACCGGCGGCTATGAAGTGACTTTCGATCCGGTTCAGCATGGAGGGCAGAACTTCCTGCAAATCGCCAAAGTGAGCATTGAAGTGGATTTTTCCGAATGAGAAGGGATAAACGGCATTATTTATGGGATGTTACGTATCGTCCAATAATGAGCGAGTTTACGCGATGCTGGAATCGGCATACGGTCAGGTGCCGACGATCTCGGCGGTCGACCGCATCCCGCTGATCAAGCTGGGAGCGAAGCAAATCCCGGTCGCGACGGGGCGGCGGGATAAAACAGGAAGCCGCAGTTTTGTGGGACTTCCGAACACCATCCGCAAGACCACAAGTTTTCAACTGAGCACGTTCATGACGGAATGGACGAATCAGACGGCCGCTCCGACGCAGGGACCGCTGTTCCAAGCGGCGTTGGGGGCGGTTCCGATTTTGTTTTCGGGCGGGACGGTGGCGAGCGTCACGAGCCAGACGCAGCTTCAGTTCACGGCGCCGCACGGATTGACGCCGGGGCAAGCGGTGACGTCGGGATCGGACATCCGGTTTGTCGCGGCGGTTGAGAATAGCACCACGGTGTTTATTAACGCTCCGTTCACGACTACGCCTGTGGGAGGAGCGGCGATCGGCCCGACGATGACCTACAAGCTGGCGGAGGATCTGCCGAGCGTGAGCCTTTTCGATTACTGGGATCCGAACACGGAGGTGCAGCGGATTGTGAACGGCGCTGCGATGGATAACATGCAGATCAAAGTTAACGGAGATTTTCAAGAGTTCGATTTCTCCGGACCGTCGCAGGATTTGCTCGATAGCGCGAGCTTCGCCAGCGGCCAAGGCGGGTTGACGGCGTTTCCGGCAGAGCCGGCGCAAACGGGATTCGATTACACAATCATTCCGGGGCATCTGGGTCAGGTATGGATGGGGGCGACGCCCAACCAATTCTTCACGCTGACGGACGCGGAGCTGACATTGGATAACAATATCGCGCTACGGCTGCATGAATTCGGCAGCGATTTCCCGCGATGCATTACCGCGGGCACCCGGAAGATCACGCTGAACTTCAGCATTTTCGAAGGTGTGGACGCGCAGACGGCTGGGTTGTATCAAGCGGCGCGGCAGAGGTCGCCCATCGGGGTGATGATCCAGTTGGGCGAACAGAGCGAGCAAATGTTTGGGGCCTATATGCCGGCGATGACGCCGGAGGTTCCGCAGTTCGACGATAGCGAGACGAGGCTGCAATGGAAATTCCAGAACAGCCGGGCACAGGGGACGGTGGATGATGAGTTCTACATTGCCTTCGGATAGGCCGGGGCACGAGAGCCTCGCGTGGTTCGACGCGGCGACGCACGCGGGAGTGCGGTACAGAATCGTGAGGATGTCACTGGGGCGGCGGATCGGGTTGGCCCGAAAAATTCGCGAGGCGGGACGGAAGCTGGAGTTCCTGGAGGCGGGCGGCGATTTGAGGGAGAAATTGGACGCCGCGGTGCTTCAGGGTGAAGTGGATCGGGCGTATATCGAGTGGGGCCTGGAGGCGATTGAGGGGTTGGAAATCGACGGGGAAGCGGCGACGGCGCAGTCGCTAATAGAACGCGGTCCGGCGGATCTGACAGCGGAGATTTTGAGCCGCATTCGAAGCGAGTGCGGATTGAACGAGAGCGAAAGAAAAAACTAATCGTCGCATTCCATTTTCTTCGCGCGGGGCGCGAAGGCGCGGCCGGATGGAAATGCGAGCAGTGCAGACGGCAGGGTTTGGAGGCGCGAAGGCGCTGCGGGTTTCTTCCAGAGACGCAGCGCGGGGCCCGGCGGGTGGTGTGGGCTCGGAATGGTGCGATGGCCGAGGAATGTCCGACCTCGCTGGTGACGCCGGCTAGCATTGAATTTCTGGAAAGCTTCTTTGCGTGGAAAGCGGTGGGCGTTATTAAACCGACGGCAGGGGAATTGACGAAAGAATTGACCGCAAGGGACGCGGAGGCGTTTGTGGTGTTGGAGCGCGTGTGGCGGATGGAGCAGACGAATGGCTAACAATAAATCGACGACCGCCCGGCTGCTGGATCCGAAAGTATTCGGGACACCGGCGACGTTGAGTCAAGTTGTGGAGGGATCGCTTGCTTCGATCGGAGGCAGCTCAACGGGGCAGTCTGAGCAACTCGCGATGCAGATGCAGCAACTGGTTACGCTGGCGCAGGCGGAGACCGAGACGGCGGAGGCCAACGCGCGGGGGACGAATCAAGTGGCTATGCAGAGCCCGCAGGGTTCGGGCGGAGGGTCGATTGCGCGCGAGGCGGGACGCGTGTTCGAGAGCACACTGGGGTTGGGGTTGAGTCCGTTGATAACCGGAATCTTGGGTTTGTTCGGAGGCGGAAGCGGTGGAGGCGCGAGCGTGCCATCTACGTTCCTCATGCCGCCGCCGGTGAACGTGAATGCGGGGATCAGCGAGGCGACGCCGCCGCAGCCGTTCGCGGTGGATTATGCGGCGGGCGGTCAGCCGCGAGCTGCGACGTCGACGGGCGGGTCGGCTGGGGCAACACAGATTACGGTGCAGGTGCAAGCGATGGACAGCCAATCGTTTCTCGATCACAGCGACGATATTGCACGAGCAGTTCGGCAGGCGATGCTGCAATCGAGCGTGCTAAACGATGTAATTCGGGAGATTTAAAATGGCGAGTTTTCCTCCATTAAAGACGGGAGCGGTGGCACAATATCCGGCGGAGCGCACGCCGCAGTTTTCGACGCAGGTGTACCGCTTTTTGGATGGCAGCGAGCAGCGGTTTCCGAGCTTTCCGGGAGTGCTGCAACAGTGGACGATTCGCCTGGATCTGCTGGATGAAGGTGAGCTCGAGAATTTGCGGGAATTCTTTTTAAGTGAAGAGGGACGCGCAGGCAGCTTTTCGTTCGTCGATCCCTGGACTGCGACGGTGTATGCGAATTGCAGCTTCGGTAGCGACACGTTGGCGCTGCAATTCCAGGGACCGCAGAATGGCGCGACTCAAATCACCGTGAAGGAGAACCGTTAGCATGCTGGTGTTTCCACAACTGACGACCGGCGGCGCGGCGATGTATCCAGTGACGCGGCAAAGCGTACTCAGAACCGTGGTGAACACGCTGGGGGATGGAAGCACGGTGATCTACAGCGACCCGGATGCCGCTCAGACGATGTGGGAGATCCAGGTCAAAGGCCTGACGGCAGCGGAGTGGAATGCGATCGAAGCGCTGTTTGACGCGGTGGCGGGACAATGGCAGAACTTCACGCTGCTGGATCCGGCGGGGAATCTATTCGCAGATAGCGAGTTGTTAAGCTCGGGGGCGTGGAACAGTGGAGCGCTCATCTCGTTGACTGCGGGAATTGGCGATCCGGCCGGCTCGACGCGGGCGACGAGAGTTGTCAACGCGGGGATCGCGGCCGAGGCGGTGACGCAGGTACTGGCTTTACCGGGGAATTATAAGTATTGCCTGAGCGCGTGGGCGAAGACGACCGGCGGGTCGAGCGTGACGTTGATGGCTTCTACGACTGGGGCTAGCGCGGAAACGACATTTCCTTTGACCACGAGTTGGCAATGTATTTCAATTCCGGTGAATTTGGCTCAGAGCACTACCAGCGTGACGTTCGGCGCCCAGTTGGCCGCTGGTGCGACAGTCGATTTGTTTGGGATGCAGGTGGAGGCGCAACTGGCTCCGTCGGATTACAAGATGACGGGGGCGAACGGCGGGGTGTATGCGAATGCCCGGTTTGCATCGGACAGTTTGACGGTTAGGGCGCAGAGCGTGGATGCGTATGACGCCACCCCTCCGTGCCAACATTGATGAGACAGTTCTCCTGGTCCTAATTACTGAGCAGGGCGAGAACAGGAATCAATGTGAAGAACAACGGAACATCTTC